GTGCCGTTCTGTGCGACAGTGACCAGCTTGGTCCCCATCACGCGGTAAAGCACGCCGTTCCAATTCAGGCCGCCACGGTTTGAGCCAGGCCCGTCACCAGTCTTTACAATGCCATCAGCCGGGCGAAGATAACCCTCCGAGATGCCCGTGGATTTCGGCACAGGCACAAGGTTGACAGGATAGCCCGTCCGAAAGTCGGGCGTGCTGTCCGTGTAGATCCCACTCAGCAGAGGTATTTGCATTAAGCCACCCGATACCATGCACTGGTTGCAGCATCATATCGCATGGTGAAGAAGGCGTTTGCCGCAGCCAAGGTTGTCGGTGCGCCGGTAACGGTCGTGCCGCCTGCCGAAACAGTCAGCGCTGTGACGATCTGCGTGCAGTTGACGCTCACCTCTGACTTGTCGGCAGCGGATGTCGGTAGCACAATGGTGCCAGCCGCGAAGGTGGCGGTCGGCGTCAGCAGCAGCCAAGTGTCGCCGACAGCTACAGTCACCGAGAAGCCCGTGGCGCTGGGTGCCGCGTACTGCGTCGTCAGCGAACCCGGCAGCGTCAGGTTGTCCTGCATGAAGGTCAGCAGCAGGCTCATCGAGGCCTTGCGCGTGTCGCCGTTATTCGTGGCCCAGACGGCGAGCAGATCGCCAAGCTGGATCGTGTCAAGCGAAGAAAGCTGATTGATGTTGGTCATCGCGTCATTCCCATGTCAAGGCGCTGTCCGGGCCTGCCGTCAGCGGATCAGTTGGTTGACGCAGGAACGCGTCGTTGCCATATCCCGGAGCGATGCGAACCGCCAGATTGAGGTGCATGGCTTCAAGCGCGTCATCAGGAACGCCGATGATCTGATCCAGGTCGCTGGCAGCGTTGGACGACGGCAGAGGATAGCGCAGACGGATGCCCTTGCCGTTCCATGTTGCCATCATCGCGTCAAGGCGCTGTAGCGCGCCTTCAAGCTGCTGCGGGGCCAGATCAAAGACATAGCCAGCAAGGCCGATTTCTTCGAATGCCCGGTTCACGATGTCGCGCTTGGTGTATGCCATCACAGAGCCTCAGATTTGCGCGTGTGGCCACGCTTTGGTTTAGCCTTGGCCTCGGGTTCAGGATCTTGCGCAGCACCGCTGGCGGCTGCGATAGCCTCGCGCACGGTGAAGTGCCAGCCAGCCTTAACGGTGGCTTCAATCTCGTCATCTTCCACGATGCACAGGTCAAACGTCTCGGTCGCGCTCCGCTTGAACGCGCCGGGAGATTTGTAAAGCATGGTCGTCATTTTTTGCCCTTCTTGGCTGTCAGGCTTGCGCATCTTCTCGCCAGATCCGGCTTTGATGCGCTCGCGCTTTTTCTGAATGTTGGCGTAAAGACCACCCGGCATTATTTCTTCCCCTTCGGTGCCTTGCCAGGCTTGCCGGCTTTCATGGCTGCGGTGCGTGCGGTATTCAATGCAATGGCGATTGCCTGCTTGCGCGGCACTCCAGCCTTTTCTTCCATGCTGATGTTCTTGCCGATGGACTTGCGGCTGTAACCTTTTTTCAGTGGCATGTCATGGAACCTCTAGATGGTTGAAGGGGGCGAGTTTCCCCGCCCCCGAAGCTGTCAGATCAGGGAACCTGATTGAACAACATGATGCCCGACATTTCGGGCTGCTTGTTCACAACGCCGAAGAAGGTATCCATACGATACTTCGTGACGGCGGTGTTGATGTCGTAGAACTTCTGCATCACCAGTTCGATGCCCTGATCGGTGGTGCCACGCATCACGTCAACGCCAGCGTTGGTCGGGATGGAGTAACGGCCCGGCAGGATTTCCAAAGCGTCTTTCTGCCAGAACACGTTAATGTCGGCAGCGTCCACGTTCAGGATGGTGACGGTCGAACCGTTGGCCGGGGTGGCCGAGACGTTCTTGTACTGCAGTTCAGCATCGGTGCCGCCCTGAGCCGAAATGATCGGCGGGGAGATGACAACGGTGTTGTTGCCCGCAGTGCCGCCGCCCGAGGTGATCGAGATGATGCGGAACGTCTTGGCCTGGCCAGTGTCGCCCTTGGTGATGTGGTGCAGCGCGTTGACGCTTGCCAACTTGAAGCAATCACCAACACGCACAACAGCGCCGGCAGCCAACGTGATGTTGAGCGACTGGTAGCGGTTGTCCACGTTTGCGGTTTCACCCGTGCCTGCGGTCGAGGTAGCAGCCGGGGTGTAGTACTGGTTCGCACCGTTGATGGTGATGTCACCGACCGGGGTGGTGTTCCCCAGGATGCGGTTGGCATAGTCCATCTTGTAGGTTTGGAAGCCAGCGACTTCACCAACGAACGAACGCTCATAGGCGGTGGTCGGCTTGCCCGTCATGGTCTGACGGCCAGCGAGATCCGACGCCATGCCGTTATACGAACGCGAAGACAGCGCCAGATAACGGTCGAACATCTGCACGCCCTGCTCGTTGAAAGCAGCGTCGCACTCGGCCACGTCCGAGTAACCACCAGCCGAACCCGAACGGGCGACGACAACGGTGGACTGGGCAGCCGCCACGTTCATGATGGCGACGTTGATGTCCGAAGCAAGTTTTTGCTTTGCGGAATCGCCAAGGCGGCCTTCTTGCAGTTGGTCGCGCAGTTCTTTCGCGTCCAGAGCAAACGGAACGGTCTTGTTGAAGCCAAGCGTTGCCGGGACAGCAAGCTGGGTGAAGTCAACAAACTGAGCCGAGATGTCGGTGCGCGGTGCGCCGTTGATCGAGGTCGCAATGTAGGGCTGCGGACGCCAGATCACGTCGTTGGTGCGTTCCATCATCGAGCCGTCGGTGTTGTAAACCGACACGTTGCGCGACATTACCAAAGCGTCGTTGAAGCCTTCGAGGATGTTCTCGAACGCTACGCGCTCTTCTTTACTAAACGAGTTCGCCATTTTAGCGGTCCTTCATGTGTGGGGGTTAGCCCTTGGCCTTCTGCTTCTTATACTGGAAAACCTTGGAATAGTCGCCAGTCTTTTCTGCTTCAGACCGTAGGCGGTCTAGGGTGCTGTCAACCGCGCCAGACGGGCGGGCGGTGCCGCTGATCTTGCGCTCGGGTGACGATTGAGCCTTACGGTTCGAGATCTTCAACTGCGTCTCCAATTTCGCAACCGCGAAGGCGAACTTCACGGGATCGGTGATGGAAGCGATTTCCTTCGCTTTTTTCGGGTTCTTGCCCAGAGCATAAACGACAAGCGCCGGGTTTTCGGCACCTTGCACAATCATCCCCTGCTGCATGACGCTGAGATTGTCTTGAACGACATCCTCGGCGAACTCGAAGTCACGCACCTTCAGGCCGGCCTTCGCCCCCTGATAGCTTTCCAACTTGCGCTCCCACTCTTTCTGAACAGCTTGGTGTTCAGACTTCATGGCAGCCTCACGGTCGTCGTGCTGGCGCTTCTTGTCGTACCATGCGGTCAGTTCCCGCTCATATCGGTCGGTGTCGTAATCGGCTTTCTCAAGCGTTGGCTTCGGTCCAAGGGGCGCGACCCCAGGTGTGTTCCGCTGTTCGACCTGCGCTAGACGCTGTTCAAGCTCCTTGGCTCGACGCTTCTCCTCACGATACTGCTTGCGAAGGTCACGAACCCAATCGGGCGCGCGGGCCTCCTCATCTTCTTCCGGGGCTGGCGCTTCCCCGTTAATCGAAATGACGACCTCTTCGTCTTCTGCCTCATCGCCTTCGCCTTCAGCCTCATCTGCCATCTCGGCATCTTCGGCCTCTAGTTCAGTTTCTTCAGCCTCGACTTCAAAGTCCTCTTCGATCTGTTCTGCCAATTCAGTCATGCGATCCTCGCGATTTTCTCACCCATTACATTGTGCGGCTGGGCGGTTGCCGCATTCCGGTGGCGACGGTCTCTTGAAGAGCCTTCGCCGTGTTCACTACGTTGGTGCGCTCTTTCTGCTGAATGCCAGCAAGCACCTCAACGGTCTTGGCGCGCGTCTCTTCGGTGCGTGCCAAGGTGTATTCTGTATCTGCCTGCGCTTTGCCAGCCTTGGCCTGCGCTTCCATCGCGGCGGCCTGCAGGTAAAGCGCCTGCGGATCGGGCTGCTGCGCTGCCTGCATTTCGGCCAACAGCTTCTCGCCTTCCTGCTCGGTCGGCTGGATGACGCCCATCTTAATCAGCTTGTCGCGGAAGTAAGCGCGCACCTCGCCGATGCCCTCGCCGTCCATGTTCATCATAGCCATCGAGGTCAGCACCTGCTGCGTCTCAGTATCTGGCGCGATCTGGATCATGCCCAACAGCGCGCGAACCGTGGCGCTGCGCTTGGTAGCCGAGGCCGGGCCGACATCGACAGCCACGTCGAACTTGGCGTTGGACAGGTCGTTTTCGTATTCGACTTCGCCGGTCTTGGGGTTGAGCATCGGTTTGCCGATCTCAATGCTGGACAACTCGCCGCCGAGGCCCACCGACTTCATCTTGCGGCCAGGCTCGACCACGATGTCACGCGCCATCGACAGCCAGACCTCACCGCAACGCTTCACGGCCTTGGACATGTTCGACATGTAGATAAAGGTCTGCATGTCCAGACGCTGCTGGATCAGTTCCACGGCCTTGCCGCTGATGTTGGATACGACTTCCTCGGCAGCGTCGGGCTTGCCAAGCAGATCGCTCATGTCCTGCTCGGTGATCTGCAACAGGCCAGCCAGAGCAGGCGTGATCTGCGGCGGCTTGGTATAGCCGACCGGGCCGGAAAGAACCTCACCGCCGTTGGCGTCGGTCACAGTGTTCAGAAGCAGGTATGGATAGTTCTTGAGGTTGTCCTCGGACCACATCATTTCGTGGCCGGCCACCTGCTCGGGCGTGAAGATCGGCTTCTCGACGGTGGAAAGCGCGCTGATCTCGCCCAGCTTGGAAAGCTGCATGTTCTTCAGCCGCTGGGCGTCCTTGGCCAAACGCACATGCCCCATGCACCGCTCGACGTTGTCCACAAACCAACGCTTGCCGTAGACGGGAATGATCGGGATCTGGTCGCCGGCAATGTAGCCGCTGTCTTCCAGAACCTTGCTGCCGCTCATGATGTACTTGCGCACCTTGCGGCGCTTCACACGGCGCTGGCGAACCTCTTTGGTGCCGACAGCCTCAAGCATCGTCTCCAGTTCTGGATCTTGCTCGAAGTCTTTTTCCGAATACTTTTCTTCCTGCCCGTCGAGGGTCTGGAAAATGCGGATCAGTTCCGACGCCTCTTCGACGCGGTAGACCTCGGCCACATAGACGACATCGGGTGTCGCCCAGTCGAATGCCACCTGCTCGATGCCCTTTGGCCAAGTGGTCGGATCATCTTCCCAGACTTCGCGGTAGGCATCAGGCGTCATCGCCGTCAGCACATAGCACATGCGCGCGTCCGACTTGTCCTGGCGCTTGGCATCCAGATCAAAGAACACGGTCGTGTCAGCGTCATAGATCGGCTCAATGCGGATGCGCTGCTTTTCGTTCTCTTCGTCGTATTCGTCTTCGTAGACAGCACGCAGGCGGAACGCACCGAAGCCACCGCCGACAGCCTCCTCAAAGGCGTTGTCATAGGCTTCATTGGCGCCGCTGTCCTGCTCGTCAGAACGGAACAGGCCGTCGCACACGTCTGCCATCTTGTCGTCGTCGGTGCCGTCCTTGCTCACGAAGTCAACCGTGATGCGGTTGTTGCGGTATTCGTTGATGATCCGCATGACGGCCAGGTGAACCTTGTTCACCTCGAACTTGGGCTTGTTTAGATATTGCTCATAGAGGTTGCCCTCCCACTGCGCGCCCGAGATGGAGTAAAAGCGGCGATCCTCCAAGCACTGCAAACGCTCATCGCGCATCGTGCTTTGGATGGTGTCGAACTCCGACATCGCTTCGGCATGAACATTTGCAAGCCGCTGTTCTCTGGTCATGCGGGCCAAGTTGCGCGCCTTTCGCTGGATATTTGGGCCGAAGTATACGGCAGGTCGATCTGAATATCAATCACCGTGCCATCGGCATGCTGACGGGAACCAGGCGAGGCTTCACCTTCTCCTGCTTGCCTGCCCGGCGTGCGCCTTCGCAGGCATAGCGCAGAGCGTCGATAACGTGGTTTTCCTTGTCTTCCAGAACAGGCAGGATGCTGCCCGTGTCCCGGTCGGTCTTGTAGCTGTAGAGCGTCAGTTCATCGATGGTGTGCTTGCAGCGCGGATGCACCACAATGTCAAAAGACTTCAGCCACTCGACGCCTTCTTCGACAGACTTCGGCCCTTTGACCGCCGGCATGATCTTCGGGAAGCCGTTCTTGCGCATGTGGCTGATGGTCTCGGGCCGCGCGCTGTCGGCCACCATCGGCCAGCGTTCAGCCTCCGGGATCGTCATGAACAGCGAAGGCGTGTCCACGATCTCGCAGCCCACCTGATAGGCTTCGTGGTCGATATATAGCTTGCGCCCTATAATGTGGCAGCGGATGCCGACGGTCGGGTCAGTGGCAAAGCCCCAGTCAGCGCCGAGGCGATGAACGGCATCAGGCGGTGCCTCGAAGTCCTCAATGGTCCAGTTCTTGAACACGCGGGTCTCGCTGTTGCGGACATACTCGCCCTTCCAAACGTGCAGGTATTTGTCCGGATCTCGCCGCTTGTCGTATTCCATTTCGTCTTTGAGAACGTCAGGGAACCACGGGTTTTCGCTGTAGTTCACTTCGACGATGACGCTGTCAGGCGGTGGCGTTGGACCGCGCAGCAAGCCCTCGATAGGGTCCGTGTCGAACCGTGGGTTCCAACTGAACAGCAGTTGCGAGCCGGGCTTGCGGATGGTCGGGCGCAGGAGATCCAGCGAAAACTGGCTGATCGATTGGGCTTCCTCCACCCACGCAATGTCGAACCCCTCGAGCGACTTCACGCTGTCGGCGGTGTGGTTCTGCATGCCTTGGAAGATGATCACGCCGCCGTGCGGACATTTGATCTCGGCCTGCTGCACCTGAAACAAATGACCGACGCCCAGTTCCTCGATCTTGTTTTCGATCAGCTTCTTGACCGACTGCTTCAGCGACTTCTGCACCTCGCGCACGCAGACCACGTCGGTCTTGCGCAGCACGCACCGCTCCACGATCCACTCCGCGAAGAAGGTTGATTTTCCAGATCCGCGCCCGCCGAACGCCCCGATGTAGCGGGCGCTCTCGCGTTGCAGGATTGGCAGCGCCCAGCGAGGCGTGTTGATGGTGAGGTTCATGCCTTCGGATCGATGATGGTTCGCTTGATTTCGACCGGGATGGCGCCGCCGTCTGGGCCGCTGTGTTCGCTCTTCAGCGTATCGTTCCAATCGGCGCGAAATCGGTTCTTCATCTGGAAAATATAGCTGGTCGCGTTGAAGCCATCAACGCCGCCGAAGGTGGCGATGCGGCCTTGATCTTCCCACCAGGCTTGGGATTTCCGCAAACCTTCTTTTACGGCGTCGGAAAATTCCGGGTGGATCTTCATCCACTCGTTCAGCGTTTCGCGGTTGATGTCGAGTTCGTCAGCCATGCCAACAAGTGTTTTGCCGTCACGCCCGCACTGGATCACGGTATCGCACATGGCTGGATCGTACTTTGTCGGCCTGCCTGCTGGCATATTGCTCACCTCATCTCGGGCGATGCTGCCCGGTCGCTGGGCGCATTCTAACGCAAGGATGCAGCAAAAGAAAGCCCAGCGCGAAGCTGGGCTAAGTAGAGACAGGCGTTCCAACAGGGAGGTGTTGTGCGGCGATGATAGCGCAAAGCGCCTGCTATGAAAAGCGCCATGCGATGTTTTCACATTACGCAAAAGGTTAAGCAAACGCGATAACTTGTAAGTGCCTGTCCTATAAAAGAAAAAGAATGATATTACACATTTAAACATATATATATACTTACTACTATATCCCATAGACCCCTATATGGCCCCACCTATGGGTCACATTTTATGTGTTACAGGGTGTAAACTTGTGAAACGTGTAAAATCAATGAAATCAAAGACTTGCGTGCGAAAACATGCAAAAACATCTGCGCAAACATCGCAGCCCAACAAAAAACGCGCCCGAAGGCGCGCATTTGATTGTCCTGGCTGTCTTGGCGTCAGACGACAACCCACACATCTGGGATCTTTCCCTTCCATGCTTTTTTTCCCGGCTCTCTGCGGATCATTCCGGCACCAGCCATCTTGGACAGGATCGGCTCAATGGCTTCTGGCTTCATCCTCATGCGGTTTGCCAGCACCCGAGTTGATGCGCCTTTGTCGGGGTCAATGTAATTCACCACGCGCGCGGCGATGGCTTCTTCTGGGCGGTCCTTGCTGTTGTCGTTGGCAAAGACCAGCTTGATCTTGGCATCCAGTTCGGCGCGGACATAGGCGAAGGCCCAGCGCACATGCTCGGCGGTCCTGCGGCATCCGGGGA